AATCATAGTGATTTTTGATTTCTTTAATCAAATTGTACTTTTGTCTTTTTAAAACAGAACGATTTAATTGTTTAGAACTTTCTATAAGTGTGCTGATAACCATATCAGCTTTAGCTTCACTAGTATTAGTGTGTCTAAAAAAGCTCTCGTATAATTTATACTCTTTCCCTAATTCTGTTTTACCAAAATATTTTTTTAGAATACTAGTTGCTGGTGATTCAGCGCCTGATAATGTATCAGCGGTAATTTGTCTTACTAATAATTCAAAAAGGATACCAGTATTTTTATACTTTGAATGTTTTATAGTCATTCCAGGGTAAATATTTTAATTATAAATATATATGGGAATATTACTCTCGTATTTGAGATTCATCTAATAATGAAGATTCTTCTTTTTTAAGTGATAATTTTTTATCTAAAGATTCTAATAAAGTTTTATTTTTATCTTTAGTCTCTAAAGCTAAAGGTGATCCACCTTTAAAATTATTCTTTAAAGATCCATCTTCACCTGTTGCATCTCCTTTTTTCATGCCAATATTACCTAATCTATCTTTACCTAAAGTACTTTGTTGTGTACCAGCAATAGATGCTTTTTCTTTTGGTCTACCTAAAGTTTCATCTTTATCATAACCATCAGGAACACCAATACCATTCCTTCCAGAACCATATAAAGCAGCTAAATCATGAGGTGTACCATATGACTTACCTGACTCAAGTGGGTCATTACCTTCATTTTCTATTTGTTTGAATCTGAAAGTACGTTTTTGGTCTTCAGCAATTAAATCTCTATATTCATCAAACTGATCTTGACTTAAGTGGAATACATTGTCATAGATCCAATCTGTAGGTAATAATTTACCGTCAATAATATTTTTAGCTAAATCAACTTTTTCCTTCATTAATACTATTCTTTCTTGATCATAGATGATAGAAGGAGTAGTTAATGATAATTCAAAATTAGTTAATGATTCATTTCTGTAGCCTTGAGTATATAAGTGAACTAAGGCAATTTTATTTAGTTCTGAGAGTATAATTCTTTGAATGCGATCAATTGTGCGAGCAAAACGAATATCTTCAGCTGCTAATGTTGCTTTACCAGTTAAGTCTTTTTCATAACCCATAAATGCTTTAGGTACCTTTAAAGCAGCAAATAGCTTATCTCTTAAGTAAACTACATCTTCAATCGCTGTATAATCTAAACCTTTAGTTGGTTCAATTCGAGTTGTTTGATCATTTCCTCTAACAGGAATAAAGAAATCTTCTAATGAGTTTTGTAGATTATATTTTAAATTATATTCACCAGTATTTGGATCCATAAATGGAGTTCTCTTCATTTGAGTAATAGTCTTCTGCATGAAGTTTTCTACCTCATTTGGTGGAATAGAACCCACATTAATATAAAAAATTCTCTTTTCAGGAGCACGAACAATACGATGGATTAACATAGCATCTTCCATCAAAATATATTGTTTAAATAATTTACGAGCGGGTTCTAGATAAGAACGACCATATGGAAGATAATTCACATCAGTAATTAATCTAAAGTGAGCCATTTCATAATTATCAAAATAAATTGATGAATCATTTTTATTAGTACTATAAGTACCTTGACCTGTTACACCATAAAAACCTGTAGCACCACCTGAGAAACCATCTGGGCTAAATCTGTATCTTACTTCAGCTGGGTTTTTAGGGTCATAATGTTCTTCTCTCATAATATGATAAGCAGTGTATGGGATAACATTATAAACCCCAAATTTCTCCGCAATTTCCAGTTTTAAAAAGAAGTCACCATACTTACACATTTGGCGAATCCAAGACCATAAATTAAACTCAATATTTAATACATCATAGAATAAATTATAGAGAATTTTCTGTGTATCTTCATTTGAGCTTCTAATTTGGAGCACCTCACCCATGTCATTCTTGAGAGTACATTCATCAGCTATGATGTCAAGAGCAGAAGCCACAATAGCATCTGTATCCATTGCATCATAGTCTGAATATACTTGGGTGCGAAGATATCTCCAGTTAAGATTTAATTGAGCTCCAAAAAGTGATGTGCTATTGCTAGAATAGATACGATTAAATCTATCTACTAAAGCATTAGTTTGGAACTCACCTGTTGCTTGGATGCTATTTACATCCATTACTTTGAGCTGATTGCCACCAGCGTTACGAATTATTACATCTGTTGAGAATAATTTCCTTAATCTTGAAAAAACACTTGTATCAGCCATTTAATTGAATTATATATAATAAATATTATAGTAACCAGCTTATATTTTCGTCTTGTCCACCAATATTCATTTGGTATGGGTTAGGAACACCGTTTCTAGTGAAATTACCTTGTGGATTTGGACGAACAGTAGCCATATTACTTAAAGTAGCACGAGTTAAATCTAAACCTTGTGTTTTATATTTTAAAGCAGTGTCACGAACATACATTCCGATTGCGAAACTCATAACCAAGTCATCATTATAACCAGATTGTGCTTCAGGTCGACCGTTTCTCCATATAAACACTTTCATTTCTTCAAGGAGACGCTTAGATTGTATAACAACACTTTTGTCTCCAACATATTCTCTAAACTTATTTACAACTAACGGACGAGTTCTCATAGACATTGTAAAACCTGGTGTCATTCTTGATGGATCATCTGTTCTTTCTAGGTAAGTTTCAGCATTTAATGTCTCACTTTTTGGAGAATAGTATAAATTTCTGTATCCTCTTTCAATAATTGAGTCAAGGGTTGACCATCCTATATTAGCATTTTCAACAACTAACAAAGCGTCATTGTATTCTGTGGCTATGCTTACTAGTAAATAACCAAATTCTTTTGGTGAAATTTGACTTTTATATTCAGCTACTTGTGTATTTAATTCAGTATCTATCACATGAAACGTTGAAAAGTCTTTACCATCTCCACGAGCTACATCAGCAACTACCATGTAACTGCGTGTATAATCTGGCAACTCCCATATCCATAAGTTATGGTCTATGCCACGTTTTTCCAAGGGATCTTTAAGAGAAGTTGCGAAAATAAAGTCTAGTTGTTCACTATAGAACACAGTATCACCTGAAGTATTAAAGTCACAATCACATTCTTGTGCTGCTAATCGTGGATCTCCTAATAATTCATCTTGTTTTTTTCTCCAATAATCATCACGTTCAGGATGAACATACCATGGGAGTTTAATAGGTAAGAAGTCATTTTGTTGTGCTTCTGCTCTAACCCATGTTTGATGGAACCAATTACCAGTACCATATGGAGTAGACAATACAATTGCTCCACCACCAGTTGCTAAGGTTTGTTGAGCTGAAGCCCATATTTCAGCTATACCTTCAATAAACGCTGCCTCATCTATAATTAGAAGTGATACTGCTTCTGATCGACCTGCATCACCAGCTGCTGAAACTGCTTTAACTTGAGAACCATTACTTAGTCGTAATGTTAATTTATTGTTTTCTTCAGCGGGTACTTTTAACCAAGAAGGTAAGTTTTCAAACATGAATTTAACTTTTGTTACCATGTTTTTAGCTGTTTCTTGTTTAGTAGCTATACAAAGAACATTTTTGTCTTTTTGAAATAACATTAACCACAATGAGTAACCGGCTACTAAAGTTGAGATACCTAACTGGCGGGATTTAAGTACTATATCATATGGATGATCTCTCCATAATCGTAGTACTTTTTCTTGGAATGGGTATAAGTTGAATATGATTCTACCACGAGTTGGATGTTGAATATGGCAGTATTTCTTCATGAAGTGCGCCGGATCTTGGGCGCACTTCAAATATTCATCTCGTATTATTTGTTTTAGGTCTTGACTCATAACTGTCCCTTATTAAGGGTAATATTAAGCAATAATATCAGATACTAATGCTTTAAGATCCTTACCACCGTCTTTAAACAACTTCTTAATTTCTGGTTTGTTGATGAGTTGTTTAACAATAGCAATATTATCTTTGGTTGGGTTTGCTAATTTTTTCTTAATGCCTGATTCTAATTTGTCTAATTTTTCTTGTTCTTCAGGTGATAATTTTTTAGCAAATTTGTCAGTTTTAAATTCTTTATCTATTTTCTTTAATTCTGCTTCTGATGGCGCTTTTTCATCTGTTGAGTCGTCTTCATCTTCTTCTTTTTCAGCTTTCTTAGGTTCTTCTTTTTTAGGAGCAGGTTTTTCTTTTTTAGGCTCTGCTTTTTTCTCTGCTTTTTTAGGTTCAGCTTTTGGCTTATCTTCAGCTTTTTCTTTTGGTGCTTTTTCACCTTTTCCAGCTTCAAGATAATCAGTAAATTCACCACCTTCTTTTTCTAAAGCACCACGTGTTTGTGGGTTGTTATAAGTGGCTATATCCTTACCTGTTTCTTTAGATAATGCTTTTAAATCCACTTCACCATCTTTGTCTAATGTTGATAATAATTTTCCTAAAGCACCTTTATCAAATTTATCACCTTTAGCATCTTTATATTTAGCTAAAGCTGATTTGAAACCTGCTTTATCTTTTACTTTATAGAATGAAGCCATTTCCATAAGTGCTTCTTCTGATTCATTTGTTGGAACATTTGATATCATACCTGATGGGTTGTCATCTATTTCTTTTTTTGCTTCTTTTTTTGCATCAGCTCCAAGCTTAGATTTTTCAATATTTTGTTTGGCTTGATTTTTATTACTTGGCCCCCATGCTACTGCTTCACCTTCGCTTAATACTTCAACTATAAATTCTTCTATTTGGTTTTTTAATTCAGAGATTTTCATTATGTGTAAGATTTTTGGTTTGGGTATAAATATCAAAACCCTAAGTAACCTTTAATCTGTTCAATTCTTTGTTCTGTAGTACCTGAAATGATGCCAAAGTTTTTTATGTTAAATAAATTATCTTTAATAACATGTTTAATAGTACTATCAATTCTATCACGATAATAAGCATCTGTTTCCCTAACACCGTTATCTTCAATTTTAACTCCTATAGGAGAAACATAGAAAACATAATCATATTCCCAAATAAATGGAGCAGCATAATTAGCAAAAGCACCTTTATCTACAACACTAATTGATTTAGCACATTGAGCAAATGCCATAACATCAATTACTGTTCTATCAGTAATAACATTTTCTCTCATTAGTTCAGAACAACGTTCAGCTAAGAATATTGTTTGACCTTTTAATGTACTATCAGTGTTTAATGGAATACCTAAATCACGTAAGTATTTACTACGTTCAGTAGCAAAGAAATAATCTTTAAATTCAGGTAATTCTTTTAAAGCATGTACTAGTGTAGATTTGCCTACACTCATTGTTCCACAAAAACCTATTTTCATATTAGTAATATAATAAAAAAGGCTTGCAAGCGCAAGCCTAATTTGAAGTATTTTTTTTAAAAGTTAAAGTTTTTTCCAACTTTCAATTCCCCATTCTTCTTCTGTTTTATACCCAGTACTAAATCTATTTAAAGTATCTACAAAAGTTAATCCTGAATCACCTGCTACTTGGGCATATGCTATATCTAATGGGGTTGAAAAATTTCCATCAAAATTTATATAATGAAAAGGAGTTAAATTTAAGTTTAAATCCTTCCAAGTGCTTTTATAATGAGATCCTATTTTATTTATAATCTTTTTAAAATCATTATTTTTAAGCATATCAGCCATTTCTGGGGTATCAAAATATACATCTACAGCATTAGGCATAGATGGAAAATTTTCTATTTTATATAATTCATCTTCTGGTACTGCTGCATATATCTCAGTAGTTCCTAAATTTGGTATAGATGATTTTCTATCTGAGTCTAAATAGTTTTTTTCTTCTGGTTGATCTTCTAATAACTTTAAGTATTGACTCTCAGTAATTAAACCAGCTATTTTTTGCATTTTAAGGAATTCTTTATTCATAGTATTAAATATGTTAGTATGTTTTATTATACATATCAAAAAAAAAATTAAGATCGTGATCCTTTACCTACACTACTCTTAAACCAAGGCAATCCAACCCCATCACGTTTTGCTTTATGGTGACTGTCTTTATCATGTTGGAAACCATTAATATAATATTCTTTTTTACCATTTGGATGAATTACAGCTGGTCCTTCCCAGTTATGTAGTTTTCCATCTTTCATGTAACGAACTGTACCATCTGTTGATGTGTACTTTTTGGTTTCTAATGTTGGGTCTAACTGATACTTTTTTACTTCTTCCATAATGTTTTAATTTATACCTAAATATAACATCTTTTTCCTACAAAGCCAAACAAGTGGATTAAATACTTTCTAAATATTCTAGGAAATGTTTATATACTAAACGGTTCACAGGTCGAGAGTTATGTATAGCTTCTTTTAATAATAACGTTACATCTTGTTCTTTTGATTCAGTTAATAACATTTTAAAATCATTTAAAACTGATTCTGACATTATTACATTATCACTACCATCTCCATAATCTTCCAAATCATTTAAATATAACTGGATATATTCGTTGATGTTACTTTTTGAGTACTTCATATATAAGTTTTTTTAATCGAGTAAATACTTCACTAATTTGGCTGTTTAACCACTTCAAACGTTCACCCATACGTTTACCATCCATTGGTTTTTCAACATTTGTTTCCGGGATATATTTGAATAACGGCTTCATATATTCGCTACCAGTAAGGAATACAAATTTGTCTTTTTGTGGGTTTAAACCTTGGGACTTCATTTGTTTTACTGTTTCTTCAGCCCATGCTTCCTTCTCATCCTTAGACATATCTTTAAGAGTCATATCATATGGTGCTAACTCTTTAGTCATAGGTACTAAATGATGTTTAGCAGAAAGAATAAACATTTTATCTGGTTTAAGTGACTGTCCATACTTTAATGTTTTTTGAAACATTGGAGAAGGAGAATACAACTCTTGTGCAGGGGCAGGTTTGTCTAATTTAGATTTGGTACAACTTAGGAGTACTACTTTTGCCATTAATGTTATTTAGTAATAAATATTAGTAAGATGCTATTTCTTTAATCACATCTTTTCCAATAAACATATTAACTTGATATTTAAAACAATCTAAAAACGTTTGAGTATGATTTGGATGTTTGGTTACTAAGTGTTTTGTTATAGCAGTAAATGATGGGCCACTTGTTTTACCATAACCAACTAATTCAACATCTTTATTTAGTTTCTTTTTTAAGAATTGATAGTTAGCAGAACCATTTGATTTTCTTAATTGACTAAAACTACAATATAGATGCATTAGATATGGTTTTGATGTCTCATACTCACAATTAGCTGTTATCTCTCTAGCCATTTCCCAATTCTCAACATCAGCACTATTAAGCATATTATAAAGTGTTTGATACATATCAAAGTCAATCACTACACCTTGGTTGATTTCATTATTAACTGATGTATCAAAAATAACTTTTAAGTTATATTTTTCAATGTTATCAATTAAGTTTAAAAAGAAATCAATATTCTTACATGCCTTAGTATTACCATGATGGTTGGTTATAATATGGCCTGAAATAAGTGAGTATTGTTTAATGGTTTCAAAATTAGGATCAATTTTAATCCAGTTATTTAAATCTTTATCAAGTACAATATAATGAGTAAATGGTTCTTTTTTACGATTTACAAGAATATCATTACTTTGACCATACTGAGTTGTTTGGTTTCTGTATTTTAAAAATTTAGTATTACCTATGATAAAATCAGCTGGGATTAAATATATGTTATCAGGTAGTTTAGGAGTATAATAACTTTTATTAGCTTTTGAATCCCAAACATATGTTTTAAGATCTAGATAACTATCTTTAATTAATAAATCACTAATAATAACAGCGTCTAATTTATCAAATTTTCTAGCTGTTTTAATGTTTAGTTTATTCTCCTCAATATAATTTTTTAGTTTATATGGTGGTAACTCAGATAATGGAGTTGAATAAACAGTTGTTTTATTTTCAATTTTATTATCTTTACTTTTTTCACATAAAGCTAAATACCGTTGTTTATATGATTCAGGTATAATACCAGCTACCTTTTCCCAACCATTAATACGGAGATATTTATTATCAAGTGTTAATTTACCTATATTCATAATTATTTGCTTAAGAATTTAATTAAAGTTTTATTTAACATCAATGTCTTGAATGAACTTGGATTACCATTATAAATTGATTTTACAATTTTATATTTCAAATCCATAGCAAATATATCTTCATTCATCAAATAAGCCAAACGATCAATATATGATTTTTCTATTTTAGAAGTCTTACTATAGAACAAACTATAATTAACAATACGAGTTGATAGAATTGAAGCTAAATCTGCTCTATATTTATCTTCTTTACCAATAACACCCTTTAAAGTATTAAGAATATATTCCTCACTTTCATGATTCATAATAGTATCTGGGGATATAATCTTATCAAGTTTATTATTGATAAACATTGTAAACATTGTAGTGAATTCAGGTCCAACACTACCTTCTCCAATCATTTGAATCAATCCTAATTCATCATCAAATGTTTTTAGTGATGAAATTGAATTAAAGAATGTAGATATGCTTCTTGAGTTAGTATTTGTTGATACTAGTTCAGGATGTTTGAGTAAGAAGTTAATACATCTGTTATCCATTTCAGCGTTCTCAGCCCACTCACTCCAACAACTAATATCAAATTTCAAATTAATAGATACAAATCGTGTTTTTTGAGCGTTATCAATACTATTAACTAAATAATCACCATTGTCAGGATTACTTGTTAAAATGATATGCCAATCTTTAGGCAACTCCCAACTAATATATTGTTGACGATCAATCAACTCCATAACAGCTTGAATGAACCTCATATCAGCACGATTCCAGTCATCTAAGAGCAAAATACCACCAGTTGTTTTTCCACTAATCCATTCAGGTGGACAATAACTCATTCGATTCTTACCTGTAAAGGCATAACCTTGTTTAGTGTACTCATCAACTGCATGTTCATCAATCCATAGACATTTGTCATTGTTTTGACATACTTCAAATTGGCGAATTGGAAAACCTACTAGGTCACCTAACTCCTCAATTTGTGCGAGATTCAACTTAACAAAATTCAAATCCAACTCATTTGCTAATTGAACAATAGTTGATGTTTTACCAATACCGGAATCACCAATTACCTCAACTGCTACAGGTGGTTTGTTTTGTTTTTGTAGATAACGATTGTTATCAATAATGTGTTTAAGAAATTGTTTTGCCTCTTTAACATTTAGAGACACTTGTGCATGTTTTGTTTTTTCTTTTTTTGCCATTTTGTAACCTTTATTTTAAGTAAATATAACAATGATTTATTTGGAGGCCAAATTCATTTTAATAGAATTGCCCCATCCTCCTTCTTTAATTACATCTAAACTTTCACCACTTGGTGTTATGACCATTAGAGTTGGTTTGAATGATTTAATTTTATTTTCACCTATGAACCCATCAGTTAATATAATTAAACTATTGTATTCTTTATGTTCATTAAAATAATGAATAAATGGATTCATGTCTGTACCACCTCTACCTCTAACTGACTCAGGCATATCTCCTTTATATTCCCATACATTATGAATATCAGCGTCACCTTCAGCTATAGTAATTGCTACTCCAGTTTTATGCATATGATGTATTTCAGCAAAAAATCTAGCTAAATCTCCATCACTAACTGAACCTGATGTGTCAATGCCTACAAGTATATTCTTTTTAGTTTTAATTTTTAGGGCTGGGTTTTCTTGGAAGCGTTTATTTAATTTACGTCTTGTTTTTTTAGTATAGACTCGAGTTGATGTACCTGCAAATCTTCTAAAATATGATCTCCAATCATATGATGGTTCAGTTTCAGCTAATATACTATCTATAAAACTTTCTAACTCAGATGGAATAAATCCTCTACCTTTATCACCTGATTGGTTTTTAAGAATCTCTTTAATTTGATGTTCAAGTTGTGATTTAGCTAGTTTAGCATCTGCTTCACTTAAATCATCAAATTCTTTCCAAGTTGGGTGTAAACCATCACCTTCTCCATTTAAAGCATTTACTAGTTGTTGTAGTTTTGGACTAGTACCCTCTGCTAATGCTTGTTTTAATAAGCCATAATATACTTTAGTACCTGCTTTTAAAGGTAAATTTAGTTCAGGATATGAACTAGGTAATAAAATTTCTTTAGTTGGATAATACTCCTCAGTTATATATTGATTAATCTCAATATCAGCTGCTATGTTATGTAATTCCTGGTCTGGGTAGTCATCTTTGTCAAGTAGATGATTAAAACAGATATGTAACAATTCATGTTTTAATAGTCCTATTTTTGGTTTGTCTCCTTCTAGAGAGTTCCAAAATTCTTCATTTACAGCTAATTGGTAGTTAATACCTTGCATACAAACACCAGCTGTTGGTACATCTTTTCTAACTACTTTATTAAGAGTAGATAAGAATACACCATAGAATGGTTCACTAAACATTAGTTGTTTACCAATTCTTGATAAGTCCTCGTGTATATTCATTATGTTTTTTATTTATATAGTGAATATAGCAAAAGGGCTCGGCGAAGCCAAGCCCTAGAGCAATAAAGGTTATGTATAGTTTTTATAGCAGCGATTCAGCTACATAAATTCCTTGTGCACCACTGACTGTTATACCACGAGCAGATAAAGCATCACCTACAAAGTGTACATTTGGATAGTCTACTAATGCTAAGTTTTTATAGTCTACTAATGGTTCAGGAGACAAATACTTTACTTCAGGAATATACATTCCCCAATCATCACCAAATTCAAATACTTTGTTCATTTGGTCAATAAAGTTAAGGATATAATCAGCATATTCACCCATTGCCTCTTTAAAAATATCTAATGTATCTACTTTAAGTGCCATCACCCATTCATTTTCAGATGTTTTACTTACCATTTTATCTTTGTCAGGAGAATAAAATATACCTGTGCTGCCTTTAGATGAAGCTCCACCTTGGCATTTCTTAACTACTTCTCTACTCCATTCAAATGGATTTTCAATACCTTTAATTTCCATTAAGATACCAAAATTGGTCATATCATTTCTAAATTCCTCACCTTTTTTAGCGTGACCATTATAACTAATATCACCATATGTTTCCTCTACTGCTACGTAAGCTGCGTTATTATTAGTGCAGAATGAGCGTAATGATACATTATCAAACTTTTGATATAGTTTAAAATCATAGCTAATATCAATTAATTTTTGGAAGTATTTTTGTGGTGCTTCGAAACGGACCCCCAATTGCACACTCTTCTGTTCAGTGGGTAAATTATACTTTTGAGCTAATTTAGCTGAAAAATCAATCCCTGCTTTTCCTGTACTCACAATACATTTATCAAATTTTATTTTTCTCATATTACTTGTTTTTATATTTCTATTTATAACCAAATGCCGTTTTTATTTTACCTTTACAAGCTAAGAAAAAGTCTAAGAAAAATTAATTTCTCCATTTAAATTAGGATTCTTTTTAGATAGATATTTAGCTACAAGCAAAATTATATTTTTATAGTCTTGATCATTTAATTCTTTTGTCCAAGAAAAATCATTAGATGAACCTGTTAAGAATTTAGACATTTGGAATAATAATTTATTGATATTATCACTATCTATATACCCAGTATTTCCATTATTTTGAGTAACTTTAAAAGAATATTCTTTAAGTATTTCTTCTTTAATAATTTGTTTTAATTCAGATTTTTTCATGATTATATTTTATTATAAATATTAATCCTTCAATATTACTTCCCCAGTTTTAAAATCAATATCATCTACTTCAGTATTCCATTCAAAACGAACACCTTTATCAGTTAAATATGAATACCATGCTTTAGCAATTTCATGTAGATAATTTGAACCAATATGCCATACTGGGAATAGTCGTAATCCAAAATATGGTTTAATAAAATCAGGTTCTGCTTGTGGATCAGAGCAAAATATTTCTTCTGGTTTAGGGTGGAAACGTCTAAAGTTACTGATGACTTGATCCATTAATTCCATTGCTTTGTCTTCACCACAGTATTTTGATAATACACCTCCAATTGCAGTGTGGTAAGTCAATTTACCATCACTCCACCCTCCTGCACCTAACATACCCGTCATTACTTCTTCAGGTAAGCGATTATGCGGGTCATTACCTTTGTCTATAATTGTGATTAAGTTACCAGGGTAACCATTATCAACTAATTTAGTAGCTGCGTTTATACCAGCTACTCCTGCACCTATAATTACTATTTTCTTTTCCATATAATATTAATATAATAGCTTATTTTTTAGAGCCAAATTAAGCATAGAGAGGGCCCAATCATTTGATTGGGCCACATCCTCCAATTTTTAGTTTTTAGTTAAAGCGACCGGATATGAATCGGTCTATATGTTATTTAATGATACCAGCAATTTTTTGCATGCGGATGAAAGATTCATTTAACGCTTCATCTTTCATATCCATTTCATCCATGGTATATGTTTCTTCAACATATGTTTCATCCATTTTGTCTGTTGCTTCATCCATTTTGTCTGTCTCAGCATCAGTAGTTACTTCTTTACCTTTGTTTTTCTTAGCTTTAGCTTTTTCAAGTTTTTCT